GGTGGAACTTGTTTTCCTAAAGATATAAATTCTTTAATTAAACAAATGGAATCCCATAATGTAAATGCTGACATGCTGAAAGAGGTATGGAAGTATAATGAACAAATTAGAAAAGTTATTGATTGGCCAGTGACATGAAAGTATTAATTACAGGACATAGAGGTTTCATAGGCAGACATGTGTTTGCTGATTGGAGAAGAACACATGGGTATAATGTTCATGGTATAGATTATCCTAATAATGTTGAAAGCTTTACAGGTGGTGATTATGGTTTAGTTATCCACTTAGCAGCATGGGCAGATATAAGAGAGAGTAGAGAAAAACCTCATGAGTATTATCAAAATAATGTAGTGAAGGCAAAACCATTATTTGAATGGTGTAGAGAAACAAATACACGTTTAATATATGCTTCCTCTAGTGCTGTAGAAGGCCCATATTGGGATAACCCTTATGGTATGAGTAAATGGATTAATGAAATTATGGCTCCTCCAAATTCAGTAGGAATGAGAATGACAACTGTTTATGGCCCTGAGTGTAGAGACAATATGATGTTTGCTTTATTGAAAAATAAAAAGGCAAAATATATAACCAAACATAAAAGAGATTGGATTCATGTTAAAGATGTTTGTCGTGCGATCAGATATTTGTGGGCAAAAAATATAAAAGGCCCTGTTTCTGTTGGATATGGTAAGTCTTATCCTGTGAAAGATTTAGCAGAAGCATTTGGTCAATATAATCTCCCAATAAATGAGCATACACCAGGTGAGGCAGACGATAATGTAGCAGACACAACTATATTAAGATCCACTGGTTGGTTTCCAACTAAGGATGTTTTAGAGATTGCTAAAGGCAATGCCGACTTATAAACACTCATCTGGAAGAAGATTTCTTTTTGTACATATTCCCAGAACTGCTGGTAGATTCTTGGAACAAAACTTTAAAAAGAATGGTTTTGAATTAGAGCAAGAACATATTTGGGAAAGTGTTGATGGGATAGAACTAGCACATTTTCATAAAGAATTATATGAGAAACATTTGAATGTTGATGGTATTCCCCATATAGCCATCATAAGAAATCCTATCAATAGATTCTTTAGTGCATCTAGTTGGTTGAAAAGAATGTATGGTGAAGATATTCAAGAAGCGATGGAGGATCCCATGATGTTTTCAATGATGCTTGATAATTTTCCTTTGACTGAAGCAGTTAATTGGTATAGACCACAAGTGGATTTTATTTCTGATAAGACTCATTTATGGAAATTTGAAAATGGTTTTGGGGATGATTTTAGTAAATGGATGAGTGATGTTCTTGGAGTTCCTTTTAAAGTGGAGGATGTTCCATATGAAAAACTGTCATATGATGAGTCCAATAAATTGAAGAAAACTGGTAATCTTATAGATAATATCAGAACCATGTGCAGGAGGGACATTGAGCAACTATATCCCGAATTGGCAGCATCATTCCAAGAAGGAACAAAAACGAACGCTTAAGCCACAAGCCTTGCGTCAAGCGAAGGCAAGACGTAGACAGTTGACAAAGTGTCTAGAAAGCCGCCCTTCGAGGCGGTTTCGTCGTATAATGGCCATATAAGACAAAAGACAAAAACATGGCAGTTCAACAGGAAATCAAATCACAACTCGCAAAACTACTAGCCACTGAGGACTTGGTGGTAGAGCACAAGCATGTAGAAACAGCACAATTCAACGTGGATACTCGTGTTTTGATTTTACCTGTTTGGGAAAAGGCAAGCAACAGTGTTTACGATATGTTAGTTGCTCATGAGGTGGGACATGCACTCTTTACACCTAATGTAGATCCTCCAAAGGACATTCCTCATAACTTCCTAAACGTATGTGAGGATGCTCGTATTGAGAAAATGATCAAACGTAAGTATGCTGGTCTTCCCAAAATATTTTATAGAGCATATAGTGAATTACATGAAAGTGATTTCTTTTCCATAGAAAATGAAGATCTTGACACTTTTAATCTTGCTGATAGGGCTAATCTATATTTTAAGATTGGTTCGTTCATTGATATATCTTTTACAACTCGTGAAAGAGAGATTATCAATTTAATAGATTCTTGCCAAACTTTTGATGATGTCATTGAAGCATCTAGACAATTGTATGAATACTGTAAAGAAAGATTAGAAGATCAAAAGAAAAAAGTTGCTGACATTGATTTTCATCAACAACCAAAATCACCTGACATGGATATGAATGACATGTCACAGGATGGTGAAGGTGAGGGTGAAGAGGAAGAAGGTAAATCACAAGGTGAATCTGAGCAAACACCTCAGATGGATGAGAGTGGCCAAAAATCAAAAGATCAACCCTCTATACCTGAGAACAATGATGATGATTTAGATGTAAAAACTGCAGAATCACTTCAATCACAACTACAAAATCTAACAAAGTTGGGCCAAGGTGTAGAGAATGTTTATGTTACTCTCCCAAAAGTAAAAATTGATTCTATTATCGCTGATAATGAAGAGATTCATAATACTCTTTTACAGCATTGGGATATTGAAAAAGTTAAAACTGAAAATATGATAAAGGAATATGGTGTATCTTATCGTTGTCCTTCATACAATCCTTTTCAAGAAGTAGATTCTGAATACATTGAGTTTAAAAGAAATGCTTCAAAAGAAGTTAATTACTTAGTTAAAGAGTTTGAATGTAAGAAAGCAGCAAGTTCGTATGCTCGTGCTTCAATTGCTAGAACAGGTATATTGGATACGACAAAACTTCATACTTATAAGTATAATGAAGATCTTTTTAAGAAGGTAACTATATTACCTGATGGTAAAAATCATGGTTTGGTTTTTATTCTAGATTGGTCTGGATCAATGTCACACATCATGCTTGATACAATAAGACAACTCTTTAATCTAGTTTGGTTTTGTAAAAAAGTAAATATTCCATTTGATGTATATGCTTTTACTAATGAATATAATAGAACTAATGATTCTTATTATGTTTCTGGAAGAGGTTTAACTGGTGGAGATATTTACACACCTGAAGAATATCAGATGGTTGTTGATGAACATTTTTCTCTAATGAATTTATTAACAAGTAAAGTTAATGGTAAGAAATTAGAAAAACAAATGCAAAATGTTTGGAGATTGGCTTATACCTTTGGACAAAGATTTAATTGCCGTTATGATATTCCTAGAAATTTTCAATTATCTGGAACTCCTCTAAATGAAACTTTGATAGCCTTACATAGCATTCTACCTCGTTTTCAGAAAGAGAATAAACTTGAAAAAGTTCAATGTGTTATATTAACTGATGGTGAAGCAAGTCAATTACCATATCATATAAAGGTAGATCGTAGTTGGGAAGATGAACCATACATGGGATCTCGCAATGTTAATCCTGATAGAGTAATGTTGAGAGATCGTAAGTTGGGAGCAACATATAAGTTTGGTTGGAGTTATCATGATTTCACTAAAACTTTCTTGAATAATCTTAAGGATTCATTCCCTACTGTAAACTTTATTGGTATTAGAGTTATACCTAAATCACAAGCTCTAAGATTTGCAAAAATGTATGCATCAGAGTACAGTAAAGAGTATAGAATTATGGAAAGAGATTGGAGAAAAAGTAAAAGTTTCTCTATTAAAAACTCTGGTTATGATACTTACTTTACACTGTCAGCAGAAAATTTAGCAGATGATGTTGAGTTTGATGTTAATGAAGATGCAACAAAAGCACAGATTAAAAGAGCATTTGTTAAGTCACTCAAGACGAAAAAACTAAATAAAAAGGTATTAGGTGAATTTATTTCTCTAGTGGTATGATCACATTTAAAGAATTCTGCTCTCAATTGGATGAGAGCAGTTTAAGTAGAATCAAAGCGAAGTCAGATAAAGGAGGAATGGCCATTCTTTCGGGAAGTCGTGCTGACAAATCAAAAGCAGAGAATAAAGCAAGAGCAAAGCAGTTAGATAAAGATATACGAGGTAAAGGATTACCTGGTGCTACAAAAGTTACTGGTAGGTATGATGAGAGAGATAAGAAAACTGGAGAAACTAAAAAGGTGAAAGAAAGAAGTCATGTTGTCACCTCTGGTAAAATGGGAAAGAGAAAGTTTAAAAAGGCAATTAAATCGTTAGGTAAAAAGTATGGACAAGATTCAGTTATTACTCAAACGAAAAAAACAGGCACTCTTTCAGCAACGAGAAAAGGTGGATTAGGAAAAGATAAACGCATTGGTATAGGAAAGATGAGGCCTGGAAGAACGGGAGAAAACGATACTAAAATTAAAAACAAAACCTTCACTTATTCTTAAAATGATTTTTCTATCAAATCCATCAGTATACTTCCTACCATATACTTGGGAGGCACCCACTGCAACTTATCCTGCTTTTCCAATAGTCCAAGTTATTGGTGCTATTGTAGTTCTTGGTTTAGCAACCCTTTATGTTGCAAGATCAAAGAAAAAGTTTAGCAAATAATGTTTGGAATTTTCTTGACCATAGTTGCATTACCTTTCGTAGCATCCACACTTTACTTTGGAACAAAGAATGGATATTATGATAGTGATAACTATACTGGTGATGGTTGTGCTCATGATGTAAAACGATGAACTCACTTTTTAAAATCTTTTATACAAAATGGTTTAGATCTGCTCCAGTTGTAGCAACCATTTGGCTAACTATTACAGCAGTTATACTCATAGAGTTTAATTACTTCTTTCCAGATCTTTTATTTCATCCAATGCAATGAAAGCAATCTTTAATTACTTAAAGGAGATTAAAGACACTGCCAAATATATGTGGCAGGGGTTAGAAGTAACCTTTGATCATATGAGAAGGAGACCTGTAACCATACAGTATCCTTATGAGAAACTGATACCATCTGAAAGGTATCGTGGACGTATTCACTACGAATTTGACAAGTGTATTGCTTGTGAAGTGTGTGTCCGAGTATGTCCAATAAATCTCCCAGTGGTCGATTGGGTGATGAATAAACAAACTAAGAAAAAAGAATTAAGAAATTATTCGATAGACTTTGGGGCTTGCATATTCTGTGGAAACTGTGTAGAATATTGTCCCACGAACTGTCTATCAATGACGGAGGAGTATGAACTTTCTACATTTGACAGGCACTCACTTAACTATGATAATGTCGCTCTTGGACGATTGCCCACTAATGTTACAACTGATCCCTCAGTTAGGGCAATGCGTGAGTTGGCTTACTTACC